TTCGTCTTCTGTTCCAGCCAAAGGAACATCTAACTCCCAGCTTTCTACAATTGCATTTATTATTTTCTGATCTTGTCCTGATAAAACGGCTAAATATCCAGCAGCATCAAAGGCAGCCGTTTTTAGCATAAACGTTTTAAACAATTTAGGGAATTTCTTTCTAAATTTATCTAGACCCCTGTTATACCAAAAGAAAAAATCTGATGGTTTGGCTGTTGCTTGATCAATAAAAGGTATCTTGTCAATATCTACGCCAGTGACTCTATGTAAAAATCCTGCAATTTTTCTAATTAAAACGCCAACATACTTTGGATTTGCAGCAAGTACGGTAAGTGTAGGATACAATAAACCGGGAATAGGCGTTACTACAACCTCTTCAACAGGGGTAATATCGCTCAACATTTTTTTTAATAATTCTTCTGGAACCATTTGCCCAAATTGATTAAGGGCGTCTATTAGCTTTTCATCCTTCATCTTTTAATACCTCATTTAGTAGCCTGTTGATTCGGTCAGCTTTTGTGAATACCTGATTGGTGAATTCTTTTCCCTCTCTCATCATAAATGCATTTGGGGTTGATGGCTCAGACACAAAGTCAAAGCAGATTAGCTGAAAGTCTTCTTGGACAACTACGTTGCCAGCAGCTTCGGACACAGAGCCCATACCGCGAGATGAGATACCAAGCTTAACACCTGACTCTACAAGAGACTTGAGAACCTGACCCGATGGGGTGTTAAGAACCTTGACTTTGCCCATAACAGCCTTGTCTTCCATCCAGATGGCAGTGACCATGTGTGAGGCATTTTTTAGATTGATAACAGAATCATCTGGGTGATCTAGTTCGCCAAGGGCTCTATTTTCTCTCACAAGCTTTTCGTAATTCTTGACCTCTCGCGCTAAGACCTTGTAAGGATAGACACGACCATTTCCGTTTTGAACATCGGCTTCTTGTAGCTTACCCGTAAGAAAAGTTGCGCCCTCGGCAACTTGTCTCTTCTCGTCTTCGGTCAAAAGATCGTGACAGATTCCTCCGTCACATAGTTCGTAAAATTCTCTTAGTAGTTTCATTTGTATTCTCTTGAAAGTAAAAAGCGGGCATCACCCGCGTGAGTTAGGAGCCTTTACAGCAACGACGGACGGGCTGCAAGCCCCACTTACTGATTAGGTAGTTGTTCATCACTCTTCTCCGTAAAATTGATCTTGCTTGTAGTTATGCTTTATCATGATTCCTTCGTCCGAGAATACCATGTTTAGAACATAAGAAGTTGCGGACGAGAGGCAACCAAGCAAGAAAGCATTAACTATTGTAGCATCAAACGTAAATAGTTCGGTCCAAGGAGAAAGCAGCACCAAAAGCCACCCAACGTGGAATCCCATACACATGGGGCAGTGAAAAACTTTGCCGTAACCCCTATAAGAGTCTTTGTCTGGTCTTAGTCTTTTAAGTATGGGCATATCACTATAGACTAAAATTTGTGTTAGTCCATATGCTATCAAAATAAATAAAACAATTTCCATTTAAATTCCTAAACTGTGTACATATAAGAGAAGGTGTATGGATCTCTAATATAGCCCTTGCGAATAGACCCTTGCTGATCGCGCTGGGGAACTTCTCCTAATTCTGTTGAGTCGGTCTTATCTGGGTTTACAAATTCATCTTCAACACCAGCGACATTCGCCTCAATATTTTCAAAGTAGGGCTTCTCTTCTGTAATAAATTTTTCAATACTTACAAGAGCAAATTTAGCTGCATTTAATTTGCCATCTGCTGATTCTTGTAGGCTTGCCTCCATCGCACCATAGAAGGCACCACCTTGAATGGACTCAGGAATGACGATGCCCTTTCTAGCAAGATGACTAAACAGGCGATTCTGGGCGCCGTAGGTAAAGTCTGTCATTGTTTGCTTAGGGAACGCAGTAATTTTCTTGTCCTTACCAGATATAACAATGTCAATGTCTCCGTGGTCAAAGATCATAAGATCTCCGCTAAGAGACTTACGAATATCAAGTTCGAGAGTTACGGTAGGAGGAGGGGTTTTTGGTTTTATTGTAACCTTAACAGGTTCTGGGATTGGGACAATTCTAACTGTTACTGCCATCGTCGTAGATTTCCTTTACGAGTTCTTGAGTCTTCAAGATTGTGAAGAGAGTTGCTTCTGTCAAGACAGTTTCGTTTGATAAAGCTGCAAGGCGTTCCTTGACTAGCTCTGTTTTTTTAATCATTTCCTGATCAGCAGCAACCTCTTCAACCTCTCTTGCTTTCTCAAGTGATTCCTTCAATCTTGTAAGTTCGCGATTGAGGTAAATTTTTGTTTCCAAATCATCAGTAGTAAATGATGAGATGTAGTGATTTAGTAATTCTTTTTGTTCTCGGAGCAAAGCAGAGCCATACTTTTCGTTAAACTTCTTGGTAAAAGTTGTGTAAGTGATTGCATCGATGGGTTGCATTTCCTGCTCTTCAAGAATGCCAGTCATACCCTTAATAATTTTTGTCTCTAGCATAACTGCCTGCTTGGGTGAATTGGTATTAAACATCTTGGCTATGGTTGCTAGAGACTTGTAGTTTGGAACAAAGTTATTGAATGTAGCAGGGCTGAGTTCTTTGTTAATGTCATTAATAACTTCAGTTTGCTGCTTAAATAACCCATCAGGGTCTATAAGGCGTTTAGCAACCATCACAGCCTCTACAATTTTTTTACTAGTCTTTTCGTCTATGTTTTGATTTTCGTAGAGTGATCGGTAGCACTCTAGGTCTTTCTTGAGCAATGAGTTGCCTGTAAAGTGCTTACGAACAATAGAGACAACCTTGGCTTTCCGTTCGTTGTCGCCCTTAATGATAGCGACAGTTGCTTCGCGGGCAAGAGCCTCAAATACAAAAGCCGTGTTTCTCTTTTTATTGTGCTTATTCTTCATCATTATTCTCCGTAACTTTGGTCTCCAGTGATTCGAGTAAGTGTTTAACAGAGCTATTCACTTCAAGAAGAGCAGTCTCTTCTTCCTGTTCTCTTAGATAAATAGGGTCTTGCTCCTCATAAATACCTCTTGCCAGAGATCTAAGCTCTGGTGCGCCCAAGTTATTAGTTCTGTAAGTATTTATCTCCGGGGTGGGAACACTGCTGTAGTTTCTTGTTCTTGCACCTTCTGGACGTTTATCCACGGCTACTTTTTGATATGCCTTGCCCTTTGCACCCTTAGTGACATATTTCTTACCTGCTCTTGAGCGCTTGCCAAGAGATGGTGCAAGCCTTGGTGCATCACGAGATCCAGGGGGTGCTGCGAGTAGTGGGGAATCGTCGCCGCCACCGGCATCAGCTTCAGGAGCAGCCGCATCGTCACCACCAAGGTCGAGTCCGCCTCCTTCATCTCCACCGCCGAGGTCTAATCCACCTGCATCATCACCACCGCCGCCAAGGTCAAGACCGCCGCCCCCAGCATCACCGCCACCACCTGCGGCAGCCTCAGCGACACTTTCAAGGGCTGTGTCGTGCTTACGATCGTAGAACATCTCGCGTTGGTTGCGTAGGAACTCTTCGTGGGACATACCAAATATGTTGTCAGCGACCCAACGCCGTGAGAAGTATCCTTCGGTTGCAGATGCTGCAATGTCAAACTTTGTCTTCCAATGCTCAAGCTCTTGTAGCTCAGCAATCTTGCTTGGGTTGTTTAGAGCAAGCTTAAAGTTTAGAAGATCCTCACCTCTGTAGCCAAGAGTATAGAGGTGGATAATGCCAATCTTTTCTAGCTCGTGAAGAACAGAGCGCTGTAAGCGCTGGATGGTTCTGGCAAAACGAATGTCCTTTGTAGCAAGAGTAGTCTTGTCTTCTTGTGCTCCCTCACCCATTGTGAGGTAAGCCTGCGGAATCTTAATGGCAGAGAACAACTTATCGCGAAGATACTTGATATCATCAATCGCGGTTGTGTTTTGCCCCGCCCCAAGGTTCTGGATATCAGTGACAGAACCAGCACGAACAGGAATATAGTAATCTTCTTCAATAGATAGCGGATTGTAGCGAAGGTCAATGCGACCAGTGTCTTTATCAACAATTGTGTGGCGCTTCAACTGGGTAACAATCTTCTGCATGTATTGTTCAACTTCTTGTGGCGGAATGGCGCCAACATCAATCTTGAATACTTTTCTTTCGGATGAACGAACAATGCGGTATGCCATCATTGCGTCTTCCATTAAGGTAAGTTGGCGCCAGATGCGGCGGGCAGGTTCAAGGACAGAGGTACCGTATGGGGAATATTTGTCATTACCAAGAATACGGAAGTGAGCAACTTGCCAATTTTCAAATGTCATCCCGGCAGAGTTCCACTGATATTGGATATAGTTGGGGTTTGTTGCGTCTAATCCTTCTAATCTCTCGACTTCTTGTAATGGCAACGCAATTGTTGATTTAATTCCAGTCTGGTCATCTATGTCAAGATACAAAATAAAATCACCATACTTGCACATTGTACGACACCAACCAAAAAGATTGTGTTCAACATTCATAACATTATGATAAAGAATATTTAAGACCGCTTTTATTTCATCATTTCGGCATCTTATGTTGAGCATGGGCGACAGGGCTGAAAATGTAGTCATTTCATCTGCATAGATATCTAAAGCTGAAGCTAGTTCTGGCATATACTCCATCTGATCAAAGTCAATATAGCGCTCAGATCTGCGTTGGTTTCCAATTGCATTTGCTGCAATAGTATCTAATGGGTTATAGGATTGCTTCTTAAACTGCTGCCCAGATGCAGACTTAAATCTAGTTGAATACTTATCAAGATGTTGTCTGCGAATCTTTCGACCTGACTCAGAGCGGTAGCTAATAATAGGTCCAGAAAATAATCTAGTAAGAGACCGGAATAATTGCGAATCTCTATTTGCTGGGTTTTTGCCTTGTTTTGGATTTTGTGGTGCCATTTATTTTCTCACTTAATTATCCACATATGCTGGGAATATAAATTTTTTGCTTCGTTCATTTTACTAGTATTGTCTTCGCCTGTGTAGCCAATTTGTCCTTTTATCCTAGTATTTAAAATAGTTCTGGAGGTCATAATTGAATCAATAAAGGCTTTTTGATAATTTAAATCTCGTGCATTTGTTTGCAGTGCAGTATCTTTAACCCAGCAACAAATTGCAAGAGCCATTACCAAATCATCGTTGTATCCCCTCATAGCTTGTGGCTTCCCGTTGTACCAAATAAAAGTTCGGAACTCATTTGCCAAACGCGAAGAATACGTTTTAACTAGTTTGTTTCTAACAAACTCTTCCAACTTAGCTACGATGAGTGGTCTAGTCTTGCTGGTCGTTGAAAATCCAGCTATGGCACCTGATCTATTTTCGCCGAGGTGCTGGTCAATGTATTCGTGCGTAGACTTAATAGAATAATAAAGATTTGGATAACCATATTCTATGAGTTTATCTATTACCGTGTAGCCAATAGAGTTATTTTCTACAACCATCATACAATTGCCAAATTCTCTGCCAACTTGATTGAGCATATTCGCGTATAAATCTGGGGTTGGCTTACCCATGTATTCACCAACAATTTCCATCGTTTCAAGTTTTAGTATGTGGAATGTAGAACTATCGGCTCCGTCACCCCTGGCTACGTCTGCTGCCATAAGATAGTTACAACTCGGGTCATACTCTTCCCAAATCCAAAAGTTTCTATCAAAGCCTGTCTTGTGTTTGGGCTCTTTGATGTTCCCCATAATCCATTCCATATTGTCTGGATCAATAACAGTTTCACCAGATGTATTGAAATTACACTCCAGCTCCTGTGCAATCTGTCTTCTAGACATATTTCTAGTTTCTTTCTTGAACCACTCTTCATCTCTATCAGGATGAACGTCCCACATAAGTGTTGTGAGATGAAAATTATTTTCATTGGTCTCGGCACCTACACAAGTTTTATGAAACCAGTTACCAACACCATTTGGTGTAGAGATAGCAATACAACGACCACCAGTAGATAGCGTTGGGTAAAGACCAGTCCATAGTCCCTCTAGCCCCTCGATGTGTGCAGCCTCGTCTAGAACAAGAAGTGATAGTGCCTCAGAACGACCAGCATCACCAGAAGTGGACGCAGCCTTGATAGAAGAACCGTTGGACAACTCAAAAGACGTGCGGTTGTCGGTTGTAATGTTGGCAATCCTAATCCAGTCAGGAAGGTTTTTCATAATGTTCTTGACCTTGCGGACCAAGTTGCCTGCTGTCTCGAACTTGGTTGCCATAACAAGAATGGCTTTGTCTCGATGAAACAACATCATCCAAACAATGTAGCCAGCCGTAATCGTTGAGATACCTAGCTGGCGACCTTTGTTAATAATATTAAAACGATAGTCGTTAAAGTCGTTTAGTAGGTCGTCCTGATAATCATAAGTCTTAAATAACATAAGCCCGTGCATCGGGTGAGAGATACGGGCATAGTTTTTCAGGAAGTAAGAAGGATCTTTACCACACTTAACGACTTCTTTGAGTATTTGCTGTTTCGTTAATCTGGGCATTCATCTTTCTTTATTCTTTTTTACCAGAGTTTGCTGGTCTCTTGTCATTAGGCGGGCGAGTGCCAT